TAGTAGCGTCTATGGCTATCTTGGCTAACTGCAAGTAGTATAATGCCATTTCCTCATTGCCTTCGTCTATATAGTGGTTAGCGAGTCCTTTATAGTGCTCAACAGGGTCGGCAGATGACATGGCTAGATGCTTCTCCTGCTCCATTAGTTCCATCTCCTTGTCGGGGTCTTCGTGCAGGTTGTGATTAACCATAGCACTCTTAACAGAACTCAGTCCGTTCTTAACCTCATTGATTGCATTACCTAATTCCAGCGTTCTATCCCTTAATCTGTCAGCCACCAGCTTACAATCAAAGTGTTTTTCCTCTACATCAGATGGAGACAGTTTAGTAGTAAACTTTTTCCCCTTTGTATCTCTCCCCTCTATCTCTGTCTTTTCGTACTGACCTCCCTTGAATTGCCTGACACTCTCCTCTGCTAACCAAATGAAGTCGTTCTCTACGCACTCCCTAAAAGGATTAACGAACTCTAGTGCTGCTTCCTTTAACTCAGCAGCCAACGCACCACTTCCACTCCTGTTCATTACCCCTGAAGCGATAGGGTCAAGAGAACCGTATGTAGACATTCCCTCCACCCTATTGTAGAAACTGTCTACAATCTCGTTACCTTGAGAGTCAATGATACCACCGAACTCGTGCCCTTTCCCCTTATCAAAAAAGAGAACATTATTCCTTTGCCCTGTACCATAACCAATCTTTGTTATCTCAGGTTTGTCGTTAGGATTCAATGAAGAGTCAAAATAGGCGTAAATATCCTTCCTGCCTGAGTCAACGGCTTTAGTCTTGGCAATAGAGAGCAGTTTGGACATTAAATCATAAACATCCCTGGTATTGAGGGCGAAACTCTGCCATGAGAACCTCATTGTATCCTTATATTCCTCACTACGAAGATAGGGTACAGCTCCGCAAGACCTGATATTAACAGGAACATACCCTAACCCGTGCGCCCCTTCATCCACATACTTCCCGTTAATCGCTACCTTCCACTCATCATCGTCAAAGAACGTATAGGTTAAATAATCTTTAGTGCCGGTAACAGGATTACCAAAGTCTGTCCCGTTTTTAATCTTTTCTTTGTAGGTGCGCTTAATGAAACTCTCGGATACATGGTCCCGATAGCAGAACTTTACAATCTCTCTGTCCCCTTCTTCCCACTGTCCATACAGCGGGTCATATATTCTAATAACACATTTTGGAGGGCTATCTTTATCTACAGTCCACAGTAAACTCTTAGCAGTCCCACCTCTGAGAATAGCAAAGGAACTTAGAGCACCCTGTATCGTCTTACCAGAAGGCACGGTAGTTAATTCCCTGTCATTAGTCCAGATAACCCCGTTAGCCAGTCTTTCAGTATCCGCAATCTTGTTCCTGCCAGACGCATTGGGTTTCTTTTCCTCCTCATCTACGTCTATAAAGAGCATACTGCGTGAAGATGATAGTATCCCTATGAGTTTATTAGGCAGAACCTTCCCTAAGTTGGTTGTCATTTCGTCCCAGGCGCCCTCATCCTTTGGCATGTGGTATTGATGAGGCCCCCAATGACCGAGGTCCTCCTCCTGCTGTGCCCTTAGAGCTTTAACACCGGTTGAATTCCAGATTTCATCACTCCATTTAATCTCTTTTTCCGCATCTTCTAAACTCATATTAACTCCTCTAATCCTCTGTGTCTTCTATCGCCATCTTTATTAAAGCGTAGGCACAGGCTACCCCGACTACTATGAAGAATAAGACCGCTAATAATACCCAATTAATCATTTAACTTCTTTACTATATCCTCACTTCACATACATTTTAACGCCGCATATACACAAATGAAGAAATAAATAACCCCCAATATTATGAGAATAGCCATATTACCACCCCGCCGATACCATACCACCTTTAGACTGCCTCACCGTCTCAGGATTGAATAATGTCATTAGATAACGTAATGACGCTAACAAATGAAATTTCTTCTCATCCTTTATCTCGTTAGTCGGCTTCCCCATATCATCCAACTTCCACATACAGGTGTTTATCTGCATTAACGTCTGATACAGGTCAGAGAAGATATAGACTTTGTTCTTCTCCATCTTCCCCTTTACCCGGTCTATCTGCGCCTTAACACTGGTTATAAACGGCTCGGCTATCGGCCACCCCTGCACAGTATACCCCGTCCTCGTCTCCTCCTCCTGATGACTGCCCCCTACCCTGGCAAGTACTGTCTTCCCCTCCGTTATCGCCTTAAAAGCCTCTACATTCTGAAACGTGGACTTACCTACTACCGGTGCATACTCGGCCCATAAGAATATATCACCAGCCGGATTCTGAGCTGCAAACAACGCCGCCGGATTAGCACTCCCAAAGTCGTGTCCTGAATAATTCATCCACTCTTTGGGTATCTCAAACCGCTCTATCTTGCATAACACCTCATTAAAACACCCATAGACTAATAGATTAACCTGAGACTCATCATCCTCTGCCATAATTTCCTTGAGGTATGAATCCCTGCTCATATCCAGGGTTATCTCGGCCAGTGCCTCTCTATTCAAATGAGGGTTATCAAAACTCGTAAAATGAAAGGCTGCCCACCGTCCTGTAGTGTCCGCCTGAGCCATCTTGAACATCTTGGTGGCGTGTCTCGGGTCCCTGGCTCTGGATATGCCAGAGGTTTTAAGACTCGGAGGCGTGTAGACAAAGACAGCATCGCCATCATTGTCCAGAAGCATCGGAGCCCCAACCTCTTCCCACGCATCCTCAGCCGTCAACTGCCATTCATCGAAGATCAGTAAATCAGCATAGTCACCACGAAGAGTGTTAGCATTATAGGCTGTTTTAGCTTTAAGCCTGTTCTGAGTGCCTATCTTCTCAATATATCGCTCTGTCTCGTTTTGTTTGTAAACACCTGTCTCCACCAGTGGCCTTAAAGCCCGGGTAACTTCATACCAGAAAGCGTCTGTCTGCTCTGAAGTAGGTGCCGTATATAATACCCTGCGACCATCCAGAAACGCCTCAACAGCCAGCACTCCCATCCCTACCGTTTTACCGCCACGCCGACCAGCCCTGATGACTTTCCTCCTGGCAGTAGAATATATGAAATCTAACTGCCTGGAATGAGGGTCACGTGTAGTAACAGTTACCTCTTTTGTCGCTGTTACCACTACTTGGCCTCCACCATATCAATCATCTCAGAGACTATATCCATTGTTGGACCACCTATCCCAAAACTAACATGAGGGCCTAGTTTCCTAACTGAGAGGCTATCACATACGGCCCTGAGCTTTCCCCTCTTCTCATCATCTATCAGAAACTTAGCAACCCCAATATAGCCCGACTCCTGTACCGGGACCGGTTTGCTTGAATACTGTGGTTTCCATACCTGCCCATCCGACAAAACCTTGTACCCTGCAGGTACTTTATCCAGCATTTCCTTCTTCCCTTCCCTATACCAGAATAAGGGTTTATTGGGTGTTACAGGTTTCTCTTCTTCGGGTGTTACATTTTTACCCAAGGGTGTTACATTATCGGGTGTTACATCGCCATCTTGTAACGCCCTATGTCTCCTTACCCTCTCCGCTGTCTTTGCCCTGGCTGTCTCTTTGTCTTTATATGGCATTAGTCTCAGTATCCTCCCTTAGTTTACTATTACCTTCAATCTCTAGGGGGCTTCTCGTTGATTGTAGCGCCTCTCTGGGCTTCTCCCGGACTATTAAAACCTTAATATCGTTGTAGGTGATATTAGTATCCTCTTTGGGGTAATGTCCCTGGAGTTTAGAAATCTCCTGCATCGACCTCACCGGGTCGTGGAGCTTGACTTTCATGACTACTGAAGGGCTAGAACCGTCTTTGTCATACTCAGTCTTAGAGGTTATCTCCTGAATAGCCCCGGCGTGTTTGTTCTCTGGTCCAATATCAATCCAGCTACCATCGGCGCCTGCTGTCTGAAAGTCGGTTATCTTTGCTCTGGCTATTTCAGAGTGTCTTTCGAGTATTTCTTGACGGGACATAACCGCACCTTGAGCTGCTTCTGCTCTCAGTTCAGCTAGTCTTACCTTAATCTTATCTTTATTTGCGAGGCTACAGGCATGAGAATCAATCATTGGCAAAGGATATTTAGAAGAATAGCCAGCTTGAATCCAAGACTCACGCTGAGTCATATCTTTGAATAAATTAAGGGTGAAGTTCTCCTGCTTCTGTGTGAGGGATCTCATTAAGCTTTTACCTCTATG